ACTTTTCCGTTCTCTTTCGCAAGCACACGCCAACTTAATCTTTCTTTGCCATTACCGGTGTTATTGTCTTGCTCATAAGCGCCATAAGAAACGATAGCGCCGGGTTTAGCTTTTGCGATTTTCGATATGCTGGCATCAATTTCTTCGTTCGTTGAAGTTGTTTCTGCTTTTGTTGCTAATGTTGTTGAGACATCTGTTACGACTATTGTATGTTTGGAGGTCTCCCCCCTAAATACTGAATATAAAACAATTAATAAGACAATCAAAAAATATACGATAAAAACAATTTTAAACTTACTTGAGCCCTTTGACGAATTGCTATATTCTCTCCACTCAGCGCCTGTTGTTACCATTTTATTAATAACAGCTTTGCCATAGATATTAGATACCATTCGTGAAATACGCGAATCGCCGTTTATAAGATGCAAAAAGTATATTTCATAGCCATCTTCTACTTCAACTTCCAAAGTCAGCTTTGTATTCCCAAGTGGCACTAAATCGTCGGCATTTGAGTTTTCAGTAATTTTGAATGGATAAGGGCCTGAACCCAAAATAGTTATTGCCGATTTTGTTAATTCTCCAAAGCTGACTCTTTTTACTGTGTTCCTGTTGTCTAATGATAATTCTATTTCATATATTCTTACTTTTCCTTCAAGTCGATTTGAGCTGTTTAAGGTGGTTATATCTATCTTGTCATAACCCCTTTTTCTGTATTTTGATTCCAAAATTATTATTCCTAGAACTACTCCGAATATGACCAAAGCAACCATTCCGACAAAAGTCATGCCAAGAGCTACAGTTGGGCCATACCTTTCGTCAAAATAGTTTAAAAAAGTTACGTATAGCAAGCCGAGAGGGCCTCCTACAAAAATCAATCCCAAAATGGTAATAACGAAAATTATAAAAAAAGATATTGGCTCTTTTTTATGAATCTTAATTTTTACACGTGATTCATGTGCCGTTTCCACATGTTACACCTCTTTTTCCTTAATTTGTATTATTATATCAAAAATAAAGTGTCCATGCAACATTAAACCTTTACATTTACGGTTCGTTTATGCTTTATGCTTAAAGGATAAGCAGTCCTCGGTCATTATAAACCGATACATCCGATTTACCACCACATCGAATCGTCCTATCCAACGCCATAATTGTTGCCACAGCACCGTCAATCTTTTCAGTGCTTTTCTCTTTGTCCGGTTTGATGTTGCCTGCTGGGTCGGTGCGGATATAGATATTGTCCATCATCCAACGAAGAACCGGGTGTCCACCGTGCGCCAGCCTTTGCTCAAGTGTCAGCTTCATCAGTTCCTTAGTCGGCGGCGACAAATCTTTGAAGCCCTGGCCAAATGGCACAACCGTAAAGCCGAGACCTTCGAGGTTTTGCGTCATTTGTACAGCGCCCCAACGGTCAAAGGCAATTTCATTGATTTGATATTTGGTACCGAGATCTTCAATGAAGGTTTCAATGAATCCGTAGTGAACGACATTGCCTTCGGTTGTTTGAAGGAAGCCTTGTTGTTGCCAAATGTCATAAGGTACATGGTCGCGGCGAACGCGCAAGTCAATATTGTCTTCAGGTATCCAGAAGAAGGGGAGAATGATGTACCTATCATCCGAATCAATCGGAGGGAACACAAGCACAAACGCCGTTATATCCGTCGTCGAGGAAAGGTCAAGGCCTCCGTAACATTCGCGCCCGATAAGGCTTTCCGGGTTAACAGCGAAGGCGCACTTGTCCCACTTCTCCATTGGCATCCAGCGAATTGACTGCTTGACCCACTGATTAAGCCGGAGCTGCCTGAACAGGTTTTCTTCAGCAGGGTTCTGTCTTGCGTTTTCGCAGGCTGTCCGTATTTTTTCAATGTCGACCGTGATTCCCAATGATGGATTTGCCTTCACCCAAACCTTCGGGTCTGTCCAGTCGTCAGTTTCCTTGGCACCGAATATAACCGGATAGAAGGTCGAGTCGTGCTTTCTTTTTTCAATGATATCCTTAGCCTTTTGGTGCACTTCCCAGCAGATTGAATGTTGGTCATTGCCGGCTGTGGTAATTAGGAAATACAGAGGCTGTTTCCTGGCATCGCCGGAGCCGTGAGTCATAACATCAAAGAGTTGTCTGTTCGGCTGGGCATGAAGCTCGTCAAACACAACGCCATGTACATTCAGTCCGTGCTTGGTATAGGCTTCAGCTGAAAGGACTTGATAAAAGCTGCCAAGCGGCTTATATACCAATCTCTTCTGCGAAAGAACAGGTTTAATTCTGCTTTTGAGCGCCGGGCATTGCTCAACCATTTCGACGGCCACATCGAACACGATGGAGGCCTGCTGCCGGTCGGATGCGCAGCCATATACTTCTCCGCCATGCTCAAAATCGCCACAGGTAAGGAGCAGAGCAATTGCGGCAGCAAGCTCTGACTTGCCTTGTTTCTTTGCGATTTCTATATAGGCGGTATTGAACTGTCTAAACCCATTGGGCTTTAGTATACCGAACACATCACGGACAATCTGTTCCTGCCAATCGATTAAATCAAAAGGCAGCCCGTACCATTCGCCCTTTGTATGCTTGAGGCAATTTATGAAGTTTACAGCCAAATCGGCTGAATCCTTGTTGTAAACCGAGCCGTCTGCTTTGAAGATGGTTGGTTTGTATTTTTTGAGTTTTCGTATGGCTGTCCTCCTCCCTCAAAATAATAATGAAAAAAGAACCCCATTCGGAGTTCTCGTTTCAAATTAATTAACTTTAGTTGTATTTTTTGATAATAGCTTTATATGCTTCTTTCGCCTCGTCGTCTGCCGGTTTGATATCCCAGCCCCTGTCGTAGTTGGCTGCTGTTTTCCCGTCCTTCGTTATGGTCAGCTTGGAAATGCGTCCGCCCTCTATACCGAACTCTGAGCCCTCCTCGAAATGCTTGATGCAGAATTGATACCCGTTGACGTTTCCTTTTGTCCACATGTTCGTATCCTCCTTAGTTTTTCTTGCCGTTCCAGCGGCTGTCCATCTCGACCATAAGGTCGTGGTCGCGGCTGATGAGTTCTCTTTTCCTTGAAAGGTTTGCTGTCATTAGTTCGCAGCGGTTGGCAAGCAGTTCGTTTTCGAGTTCTTTGTAGGTCATTGTCTTTGTGCTTTTCATCGTGGTGCGCCCCTTTCGTTTCTGTAGTCACATATTAACTCTAATTTAGAATTATATCCACTCATTTTTGAGCATAAACTACACAAACTTCAGGGTACATAATTGTGTACTATATGGGCAAACCGCCCCCGGTTTCAGGAGCAGTTTTCGAGGGTTTCAAAGTTGTGTACCGTCAGCCGAAGCACACCAGCCCGTCTCGATGGCAGACAATGGTCGGATGTTCCTCGACGGGTTCGCACAGGCCGGCTTTGGCAAGCCAGGAAGTGCCGTCGTTCCACAAGGGCCGGAGAATCGGGTCGCCGGTAACGGCGTGGAAACCGGTGACTTTGGCGATGGTACCGAAGTTGCGAACGGTCTGGCCGACGCGCAGTTGGTTTGTCATGGGGAAGACCTCCTTAATATTCTTTGACCGTCCAGCGGCCTTTTTTCCTGGTTTTCAGCAGCTGGTAATCTCTGCCCTCTGCTGTGAGGTAACGCTCGTTGAGCAAGCAAACGTCGACGCCTTCCGCCCTCAAGTTCCGGTAGATTTGAACCGCCAGCTGATCAACCTTGATGGCGAATCCGTACTTGTCCGCCTCGTTTTGAATCTTCTCGAGTATGCTGTTCATTATTCCGCGCTCCTTTTCCCTGCGTTCAGTCCTGCCTGATAGGCGGCTTCCAGCGCTGCGGCGATGCCCCACACGGAGACGTCGTAAAAGTCAAGGCTGTCGGAGTTGCGGGTTTCGAGGGTTTCCAAGTTCAGGTGTTCTTTAGCAATCTCTGTAAAAAGTTGGTTTTTGTTTTTCATGTTCGTGCGCCCCTTTCGTTTCTGTAGTCACATATTAACTCTAATTTAGAATTATATCCACTCAATTCTGAGCATAAACTACACAAACTTCAGGGTCCATAATTGTGTACTATATGGTAAAACCGCTCCCGTTTTTAGGAGCGGCTGCCGGTAACAAGAGTGCCTTACCGTTCACCGGTCAGGATGAACCTGGCGTAATCACCCTTGTGTTCTTCGATGAAAATGACCAGCTCATAGAACCCGCGCCGGTCGGCCTCGACCTGTACTCTGTTGGTGTCAAACATATTGGTCACTCCGCCGGCTCGAATATCCAGGATTTGCTCGACGATGGTGTCAGTCATCATGGCCATTCCCTCCGCAGTCCGGAAGGTAGGCGGTGTACCTTGCGTAGTCGTAGCCTTCGGATTCCACGAGGATACCCTCGCTGCCGCCATTGGCTTTGACCAGGATGCAGTGCCACACCCCGTCGGCATCCACGTACATCTTATCAAGGTGCTCCTTGATGATTGCGCTGTCCACCAGCAGGTATTCCGAGAAGGCGAGGTAGTCGTTCGCCGGAAGCTCAATGACCTTCTCGATTACATATTCGCACTTGGGTTCTTCTCTGCCGGTGCGTTCTTTGACCTCTTCGATGTCGGTTGATTTCCTCGTAAATACAGCCTTGCTCATTTCCGTACCGCTTCCTTTCTGTTAAAACCCCAGCCTGAAAAGCCGGGATAATTCGTCGAGGGTGATGGTTCTGTCCTTGCGTTCAAGAATCTCGTTTGCCCAGACGGACAAGCGCGGTACCTGGCCTCCGCTGATTTCCCTCAAAAATGACCGGATGTTTCTGTCCTGTTTCGTAATGTTTTCGTTGTTCTTTTCCATGGTGCAGCCCTCTTTCTTTAATTCTGTAGTCACATATTACCTCTGAAGCACCAATATATCCACTCATTTCTGAGCATATATGTACCAAACTTTGGCCAGCGTTATTGTGTAATATATACCCTGGTTTATCTCGCTTTCTCCTTTGTTTTGAAAGCGGATTCGTACAGGGCTTCTTTCGGCAATCCGGCCTCTTCATATCCCTGCGCGATGATATCCAGGTAATA